AGATCTAATAATATGTCTAAGAATATGATTACTCGCTATGACACTGCAACCCATACTTGGATTCTGGGTTATTATTCTGGTTGGCGATGGATTACCGTTGGTTCCTGGAAGAATGCCGCTTAATCTTCTGAACTAGTTTCGGTGGTCATTTTAGCTTTTTCAAGAAAGGCTTTAATGACCACCAAACTATTTTTGCATTCTAGATTATTAGTATGAAGTTGAATTAATAGTTTAGCAACTTGTATATCAGTAAGTGTTTCTGGGTTTGGAAATATAGTTATTACAGGACATTTATACATTTGATCGTCTGGTAGTACTACTATTTGTTTTTGTGTAGTGATAAATTGTGGTTCTGATCCACAAGCACTTAAAAATAAGAGTACGGGTATTAAGTACTTCATTGTTTTTCTCCTGACCTAGACAATTGTTCTATTGTCCTTTTAAGAATGTCAGATGCTGGTCTATCATTACTCTTAGCATCAGATGAATTTAAATATGTAGATACAGAACCAAGTTTTCTGGTAATCTTTTGATTTTCAATAAGTAAATCCTGTGCAGCTTCTTGTTGTGCTTTGGCTATTGTTTCTTGAGTTTTTAAAAACTCTTGTTGGTCTTTGAGACTCTGTTCCATCTGTTTTTGATTAAACTCTAAAAGAGCCTGGCGCTGAATATCTCGTTTCCAAATATAGTATGAACCAAGCAAAGTTGCACCAATAAATATGTATATTATTAGTTTGCTTCCGCTGAATAATCCCAACATATTTTTTCCTTAAGGATTTCTAGAATGTACATTTTAGAAGAAGATTTTGTAAAGATGGCTTCTGAAGAATTTGAATATGGTCACGCATATGAACATTTATTATCAATAGGTGAAGAATTTAAAGAAGCCGGTTTGACACCAATCTATATTTATGATCCAGAAGAAAATAGCATTTATATAACAACAAAAGAAAAAAGTGAAAATTCCTTTCACTAATCGTTGACAAATTTATACTTTGGTGTATAAATAGAAATGGGATTGCCTAATGGGATCCCATAATTTTAACCTTGCTTTTAGGAGGTATTTCTATGACTCTATGGAAAAACTATAATATTAATCCAGAAACTATCGACCGTCATTTTGTGGGTCTTGATAGTCTTATGAAGAAGATGGCCGAAGGTGCCGCATACGTTGCAAATACTGCAATGTCAAATTTCCCACCATATAATATTAAGAAAATTGAAGACAACAAGTATCTTATTGAGATGGCTGTTGCTGGTTTTGGTAAGCAAGATCTAGAGATTACTCTAGAAGATAATAAGCTTTTGATTAAGGGAAATACTACCTCTTCTGAGGATAAAGAAAAGACACAGTATCTTTATCAAGGAATTGCCGCACGCCCATTTACTCGAGCATTTACACTTGCTGATAATGTTGAAATAAATAATGCTGAGCTTATTAATGGGATGCTTCGAGTGTGGCTAGATTGCTTAATTCCACAATCAAACATCAAGAAAATTGACGTAAAAGAAAAATAAATTTAAAAAGAGAATACAAATGTTTAAAACTTTCTGGAGTCGCCTTTTAAGGCGACTCCTTGCTTTTGATGCATACTATGCAACACACAATGATCTAGGGCGTCTATCAGATAAGAGTCTGGCAGATATCGGTATCTCAAGAAGTGATATTGAGTTTTATGCCACTAGAGCTTACTACAAATCTATGGAGCGCTAAAATGCTGTATAAACTATTTGAACTATTCACGCTTTACACTGAAGCGCTAAACGATAAGCCTGTCAAGGATAACCGTGAGGCAAAATCTCTACGACGTGAGATTGAATGTAAACAAACACCACACACACTCTAAATATTGGGGCAGAAATGCCCCTTTATTTTTAGGAGAAAATCATGATTACACTAACTTTATTGCAGCATTTATTTCCAAGAACTAAAACTGCAACTCTAGAGTCTTATATTAAGCCATTAAATGATGTTTGCGGTCAATATGCAATTAATACAAATGAAAGAATTGCAATGTTTTTGGCACAAGTAGGTCATGAGTCAGGTGGTCTAAGTGTTATTGAAGAAAATTTAAATTATAGACCTGAACGTCTTGCTGTAGTTTTTCCAAAGTACTTTAAAGATGTAAATATTGCAGATTATGCAAATAAACCAGAAAAAATTGCTAATAGAGTTTATGCAAACAGAATGGGTAATGGCCCGGAAGCATCTGGTGATGGCTTTAAATTCCGTGGTCGTGGGTTAATTCAATTAACTGGTAAAAGCAATTATAGTGCTTTTGCATCTGACATGTCAATGACACTTGATCAAGCAATTAAGTATCTTTCTACACCCATGGGTGCTGCAATGTCTGCTGGATGGTTCTGGAATAAAAACAATCTAAATCAGTGGGCCGATAACTCAGATGTTTTAACTGTCACCAAAAAGATTAATGGTGGCACCAATGGTTTGGAAGAAAGAAATCATTTATTCAAGCAGGCCTTATCCATTTTGAGTTGACATCCTCATATGGTGATGATAATATAACCATGATATTCTAGGAGGATTTATGTCGGTATTCTATACTAATGTTTTTAGCCGTGGTGATAAAGTTTTTGTTCGTGGTTATCGTGATGGCCGACGTTTTGCTGAAATCATTAATTATACACCATATCTTTTTATTCCAGCAAGGAAAGAGTCCCGAACTGAGTTTCGAACTCTTGATGGGAAACCAGTAGAAAAACTAAACTTTGATTCCATTTCAGATGCCCGTGATTTTCTGAAGCGGTACGACGGTGTGGATAATATGGAAATTTATGGACTGACTAACTTTCCATATCTGTATATCTATGATAACTTTCGTGGTGATATTATCTACGATCGGTCTAAAATCAATATTATTTCTATTGATATTGAAACTGATTCCGCAGATGGATGGCCAAATATTGAAACCGCAGATAAGGAAATTACAGCTATCACTATTTCTAGAAAAGGTGAAATGATTGTTTTTGGTTTAAAGCCTTATAAGCCAAAATCAGATAAAATTACATTTATCCACTGTAAAGACGAATGGGAACTTCTAGAGAAATTCCTTCATGTCTGGCAATCTGGTAGGTTTCTTCCTGATGTGATCACAGGTTGGAACATCGAGTTCTTCGACCTACCCTATATCGTCAACAGGATCACGAACGTCCTCGGCAAGGAGCAGGCCAAGAAGCTCTCCCCCTGGGGAATTCTAGAGGAGCGAAAGATTGTACTTCGTGGAAAGGAGAATATTACATACTCACCAGCGGGAATCAACGTTCTTGATTATCTTCACCTCTACAAGAAGTTCTCTTTCGGAAATGAGGAAAGCTATAAGCTCGACAACATCGCTGAAGTAGTTCTCGGCGAGAGGAAGGTCGACTATCGGTCCATGGGCTATGAGTCCCTGGACGATCTGTACCAGAGAAACCCGGAACTATTCTTCGACTACAACATCCAGGACGCTGCGCTCATCGATAAGTTCGAGGAGAAGCTCGGGTTCATCGAGCTAGTCATGGCTTTCGCGTACGACGCCAAAGTGAACTATGTCGATACTATGACGACCGTGAAGCCCTGGGACATCATCATCCACAACTATCTTCTCGATAGGTGCATCGTCGTTCATCAGTTCAAGAAGAAAGTATTCGAGGGTGGGTTGGCCGGCGGTTACGTCAAGGAAGTAAAAGTCGGCATGCACAAGTGGGTCGTGTCCTTCGACCTCAACAGTCTATACCCGCACCTCATCATGCAGTACAACATCAGCCCCGAAGCTAAAGTCGGCCGGGAACAATACTGGCCGCACCTTGATTCCATCGTGGACGGGTACGCAGTGATTCCGGATGATGGGTTTGCCTATTCCGCGAACGGTATCAAGTTCAGGAAGGATAAACAGGGATTTCTTCCGGCTCTCATGGAGAAGATGTACGACGACAGAAGCGCTTATAAAAAGAAGATGATCGAGGCTAAGAAGAAGCTAGAGAGCGTGGGGCCGAACTCGCCCGAAAGAGCTTCACTTGTGAATGAAGTCGCTAGGTACCACAACCTACAGCTCGCCAAAAAGATCCAGCTGAACAGCGCGTATGGTGCTTGCGCGAACGAGTACTTCAGGTGGTTCGACTTCGATATAGCCGAGGCCATCACCCTCTCGGGTCAGCTATCTATTCGATGGGTCGAGCGACACATAAACGCTTACATGAATAAGCTACTCAAGACCGACAAGGTCGACTACGTCATTGCCTCCGACACAGACTCGATCTATGTCAACATGGAGCCGCTCGCTAAAATATTAGCGGTCGATGATACTCAGAAGACTATCGCTTCGCTCGATAAGTTCTGTGAGACTAAGATTCAATCCGTCATCAATAATTGTTATATCGATTTAGCTCAGTACATGAACGCTTTCGCTCAAAAGATGTTCATGAAGCGCGAGACGATCGCCGACAAGGGCATCTGGAAAGCCAAGAAGATGTACATCCTCAACGCCTGGAACATCGAGGGTGTTCAGTACTCCGAGCCCCAGCTAAAGATCCAGGGCATCGAGGCGGTCCGCTCCTCTACACCGAAAGCCTGCCGAGCAAACATCAAGAAGTCGCTCAGCATCATCATGAACAAGGACGAACCCACTCTGCATGATTTCATAGCAAAAACTCGTGGTGAGTTCATGAAGCTTCCGTTCGAGGACGTGGCTTTTCCGCGAGGCATGAACGGCATCGATAAGTATCGAGACAGGAATACAATCTATACCAAGGGAACTCCGATCCACGTCAAGGGCGCGCTTCTCTACAACCACTTGATTCAGAAGCGTGGATTGGATAAAAAGTATCAGCTTGTCGGCGACGGCGATAAGATCAAGTTCGCGTACTTGAAGATGCCCAACCCACTCATGGAACACGTCATTTCTGTTCCCGATGATCTACCCGATGAGCTCGACTTCTCTAAGTACATCGACTACGACACTCAGTTCAATAAGTCTTTTCTCGAACCGATTAAATCTATCCTAGACGTCATCGGGTGGGGTGTAGAGAAGCGCAGCACACTAGAGGGGTTCTTTGACTGATGGCTAAGTACGACTACGGCGGTGGGTGCCCCTGTGGGCTGCAATATGAATGCGATCCGTATTGCTCAAACTACAATGGACCCCACACACGATTTGCAAATCCTATACTTCATGAAATAGAAGTTAAAAAGAAAGTTAAAACGATGAAAGAAGACCACGACTTTGGATTCTCATTTGCAGACTCGACTGAGTTTACAGCTGAAGTCGATACCACGATCGAGAAGCTGGAAAAGCTCAGAGCTATGATCCTTCCGTTTCTAAACAACTTGAAAAAGAATCCAGAAAAAGATATCATCAAGTGGAACGGCAAGGACAGGACTAAGAAGATCGACGACTTCATCAAGAAGATAAATGATTTGGTTGACAATTGATATTCTGGGTATATAATACAAATATAGTATATGAATTGGAGATATCATGAGTGATTTACGCACAAGACTTATAAAGAACAGCACTATCGACTTTACATCTTCCTTGAAAGACTCGAAAGTCTTTAACAAGAAAGACGTGATTACTACCGCAGTCCCGGGCATCAACGTGGCTCTATCGGGCAGCGTCGATGGCGGACTGACACCGGGACTCTTGGTTCTAGCCGCGCCGTCCAAGCACTTCAAGACGGCTTTCAGCCTTCTGATGGCGGCCGCTTTCATTAAGAAGTACCCGGCCGGCATCATTCTATTTTATGACTCGGAGTTCGGTACTCCGGAATCTTACTTCACTTCATTCGGTGTTCCACTCGAGTCGGTGGTTCATACTCCGATCACTGACATCGAGCAGCTCAAGTTCGACATCATGCAGCAGCTCCAGGAGCTCAAGCGTGAAGACAAGGTGATGATCGTCGTCGATTCGGTCGGTAACTTGGCTTCAAAGAAAGAAGTGGAAGACGCACTAAAGGGTAGCTCGGCCGCCGACATGAGCAGGGCTAAGCAGCTTAAGTCTCTGTTCAGGATGATCACGCCCCATCTTACTCTCAAGGACATCCCGATGGTCGTGGTGAACCACATCTACATGACTCAAGAGATGTACTCCAAGCCAGTAGTTTCTGGCGGTACTGGCGTGTACTATTCAGCCGACAACATCTGGATCATCGGTCGCCAGCAGGATAAGGACGACAAGGAACTCAAGGGCTACCACTTCATAATCAACATCGAGAAGTCTAGGTACGTCAGGGAAAAGTCTAAGATACCCATCACCGTGAATTTTGATTCCGGCATCAATAAGTGGTCCGGATTCCTTGACTTAGCTCTAGAAGGAGGGTATATTACAAAACCAAAGCAAGGTTGGTATGCTACTTTTGATAAAGAAACAGGTGAACTAGGTCCAAATAAACGTGCAGCAGATATTGTTGATAATGATGAATATTGGAAAACCCTTTTGGAAAAGACTGATTTTTCTACTTGGATTAAAAATAAGTACACTATTGCAACTTCAGAGATGATTGAAGATGAATAATCCAATTTTTTATAGTGATGATGGTCGAAAACATGCCATCATCAATTCCACACCCACTTCTATCTATATTGAATTTTATCAAGATGAAATTATAGTCGGTGGTGTGGAGATAAAAGATCATAATATCCATTATGCAGAATCAATTGCAGAAAACTTTTGTAATGGAATACTTAAACTAAAGCCATGGAGTGCAAATGAGTCTATCAAATCTAATCTTTGCCAATCTAATAAACAATGAGGAATACGGTCGTAAAGTACTACCATATGTCAAAGAAGAATATTTTGAAACATACTCTGACAAAGTTATCTTTGGTGTTATCAAGTCATACGTAGAAAAATACAATAAGTTCCCAAATGATCAAGCAGTCAAAATTGATCTAGAGTCAATGCAACTTGATGATAGAGTTTATAAAGACTGTAAGGAAAAACTATCAGAACTAGAATATGATGGCACAAAAGATCTAGAATGGGTACTTGATAAGACAGAAAAGTTCTGTCAGGAACGTGCTGTATATAATGCCATTATGTCCAGCATTCAAATTCTAGATAATAAAGACCCAAAGAATAGTCGTGGTTCTATTCCAAAAATTCTACAAGATGCACTAGCAGTAAGTTTTGATACTCATATCGGCCATGATTTTATGGAGGATTCTGATCCAAGATTCGAATATTACCGTAGAATTGAAGACCGAGTTCCATTCCGACTAGAATATCTAAATCGTATTACAAAAAATGGTCTTCCAAAAAAGACCCTAAATGTAATTCTTGCAGGACCGCATGTGGGTAAATCACTATTCATGTGTTCTACTGCGGCTGGTAATCTTCTAGATGGCAAAAATGTTCTGTATATTACTATGGAAATGGCAGAAGAGGAAATTGCTCGCCGTATTGATGCTAATATTCTAGATATTCCTATTGAAGAATTGGATATTATCCCAAAAGATGTCTTTGATAAAAAGATAAACCGAGTCAAAGGAAAGACTTCTGGTAAACTTATTATCAAGGAATATCCAACATCAACTGCAGGTTCTGCTAATTTCCGCCATCTTTTGATGGAACTTAAACTTAAGAAAAATTTTGTTCCAGATATTGTCTATATTGACTATCTAAACATCTGTGCAAGCTCTAGAATTAAGATGGGATCTAATGTGAATAGTTATACGTACATCAAGGCAATTGCCGAGGAACTTCGTGGTCTAGCTGTTGAATTTAGTATTCCTATTGTCTCAGCAACTCAAACTACCAGAACCGGGTTTGGCAATAGTGACGTTGATATAACGGACACTTCAGAATCATTCGCTCTGCCAGCAACTGTTGACTTCATGCTTGCTCTTGTGACTTCTGAAGAATTGGAATCACTTGGTCAAATTATGGCCAAACAGTTGAAAAACCGTTATACGGATCTAGGTAAATGTAAACGATTTGTTATCGGTGTGGATAAAACCAAAATGAAACTGTATGATGTGGAGGAATCCGCTCAAGACTTAATGGACGATACACCGGTAATGGATAAGGGAGACTTCGGCGACAGAGAAAAAGCAGTCAACAAAAAGAAGAATAAGTTTTCATTAAACCAGTTTGAGGATTTTAAATAATGACCAAGATGTATACAGTAAAGCATATGGATGATCTATATTATATTTTTGAAACTGCCAGTGAAAATTACATTCGCAAGTTCAAAGATAAGAATGAAGCCTGGCGGTTCTGTAAGGTCATGAACCGCGGTCAACTGGGATTCCAAGGTTGGACACCTGCTTTCATTGCCAAAGTATAAATAAAAATAAACTAGAATATTGACTTTAAAGAGCGGGAGTTTCCTCCCGCTCTTTTTTTATAAATAATTCTTAAATGGGAGAATTTATATGGCTGCTCAACAGGGGTTTCAATATGAAATAAATGCTGTTAATTTACTAAAACCTATGGGATTTGTACCTCAAAATTTTCAACCAGCTGGTGCAGGGTCCGATCAACCGGATTTGATGTTAAAGTATAAAAATAAAGAAGCAGGGTGTGAGTTAAAAATAACTGCTGCATCTGCAGGATCTTTAGTGTTAAAATATGATTCAGCAAAAAAGAAATGGGGTTTTGGTGATGTTAAAAAAGATGATGAAGAAAAGTATTTTATTGTTCAACTAGCAGATCAAATAAAACTATTTGATCTGATTAATAAACAATGGAATGAAATACCTTTTAAAAGAGATAAAGATAAACTATGGGAAGCAACAGCTGGAAAACTTGAACCCAAAAAAAGATATGAGAGAGATAGAGATACCTTTAAAGATATAAAAGGTGAAATACCAGCTAGTAAAATTGAAGAATATTATAATAAAAAAGATACATACTATGTAAATGTAGGCACACATGGTTTTTATCTGATGGGAAATAAAAATCCTTTAAAACTTAAAGGTGTACCTACATTCGGTCAATCAGCAAAAGCTATATATAGAGCAAGAGTCCAATATAAAGGTAGTGATAATTATCAATTTACATTTGAAATGCAGTTTTCTATGAAAAATAAATCACCCTATAATATAGCACCAGTGGATGGTAAAAGCGTTAGTATTATTGAAAACAAATTAAATTTAAGCTGCTTCATTTAAAAGATTAAAAATATGTTAACTTACATAAACTTTCTAACAGAATCACTAGATGTTGATAAATTAAAACATTTAGAGCATGCTGAAGATCATATCATTCATGGTGGTGAAGAAGGGCTAGTACATGCTGCTGATAATCTTGATGATCTTCATAATTTTCTTACTGGCGGTAAGTCTAAATCAAAAGTAACAACTAAGTATGATGGTTCGCCGTCCGTAGTATTTGGCGTCAATCCTGAGAATGGAAAGTTCTTTGTTGGATCAAAATCAGTATTCAATGTAAATCCAAAGATCAATTATACAGAAGCAGATATTGATAAGAATCACGGTCATGCTCCAGGTCTTGCACAGAAATTAAAACTTGCATTACAACATCTACCTAAAGTCATGCCTAAAGATAATCAAGGAAAATCAACTGGTGTATACCAGGGTGATTTTCTTTATGATAAGAACGATATAGAAGATGAGGATGGAAAATACAAATTTGCACCAAATACCATCACTTATTCTGCTAATAAAGATTCTGGTATGGGAAGAAAAATGGCTGCATCACAGATGGGATTTGTGGTGCATACAAAGTATACCGGAAAAGATCTAACCAATATGAAAGCTGGATTTGATGTTGATCACAGCAAGTTCAATCAAGATCCGGATGTAAATTTAGTAAATCCAGAAATCAAAGATACTTCACGTTCACGTTATAGTACTGCTCAGCAGACTAGATACAAGCAACATATGGATGCCGCTGCTGAATCATTTAAAAATATAAATTCAGAGACATTAAAAAAACTTGGTGATCATAATGAATATATAAAGCCATACATCAACCAGACCGTCAGAGATGAAACCACACCAAATACTTCTGATTATGCTTCTTTCCTAGAACAGAAAAGAGATAAAGAAGTTTCAAAGGTCAAGTCTGAAGCTGCAAAGCAAAAGAAAGCGTCGATGTATGATGAACTTATCAATGACCTAAAAGATAATAAAAAAGAATATGATAAAGCTTTTGATATTCACCACAACATTCAAAAGGCTAAAGATACTCTTGTCTCTGCGCTTGGAAATCCAACAGAATTTGAGCATTCCGTAGGTGATAAGACCGTAAAGCCGGAAGGGTTTGTTTCTATTAGAAATGGTCGACCAACTAAGCTAGTAGATAGAGCAGAGTTTAGCAGACTTAATTTTGCAAATAATAGAGGTCGTGGTGAAGCCGCACCAGAAGATGCTGATGTAACAAAGCCAGAGGATAGAGATACAAAGAATCCACATGTACTAGCATTTGGTCGCATGAATCCACCAACAATAGGTCATGGTGCTCTTGTTGATAAAGTAAAGGATCTTGCTACTGCTAATAAGGCTAAGCACACTGTAGTATTATCACACTCACAAGACCCAGAAAAGAATCCATTATCAGCAGAGCAAAAACTGAAACATGCTAAAAGATTTTTCCCGGGTGCAAATATTGAAGCAGCATCAGATGCAGAACCTACTTTCATACATCATGCCAAGAAACTTCATAAACAAGGTGTAGATCATCTAATAATGGTTGGTGGATCTGATAGAGTAGATGAATATAAAAAGATTTTGGATAAGTATAACGGACCTGGAAAAGATTTCAACTTCAAACGAATTGACGTTGTTTCTGCTGGTGAAAGAGATCCGGACGCTGAAGGTGTTTCCGGTATGTCTGCATCTAAAATGCGTGGTCATGCAATGAACCGAAACTTCACAGAATTCAAAAAGGGTATACCACAACACGTACACCCAGAACATGCTAGAGAATTATATGATGAAGTTCGTAAAGGTATGCACATAGAAATTGGACCACAAACATCTGGTATATCATTGGCTAGATATGCTAAAAGAACAGATGAGGTCGGTCATAGAGCAAGAGCAGAACAAAAACGCAGAGAACTTACAAAAGCATCAACCAAAAAAATTGCGGTACCAAAAACAATTAAATTAAAAGAAGAAATGGGTGTTGAATCCGTTAGAGGTTTAGGTTACGTAAGTGGTATACCTACCGGATCGTTATCAAATTATTCAAGTGATAACATTGCTACTGCTGATACAATCAATGATAATTTAAAGAAATTTGTAAAACTTTGGCATGGTAGTATGCACGCCAACAAAGCAAAAAGGTAAAAAAGATGGCACAGTTTAGAAAAGATACGCATGAGTACTTGAAAGATGGTACAACTATCTTTGAGTCCGTTATGCTTGCCGATCAGTATGGTAATCTTGTTGGTGCTGCTAATCCAACCGGTATGGCAGTGGATGCATTTGGTCGAGCTAGAACATCAAATCCATTCACATTATTTGAATCGTTTCACAGATATCAAGATAACGGAAGAATAACACAATCAAATAGTGCTACAGGTGCTGCATCAACACATAATGCAAATGCCGGCCTAATCGAATGCACACTTGATAATGTCTCTGGATCTTTCCTATACCGTGAATCATCAAGAGTATTTGCTTATCAACCAGGTAAATCACTTCAGATCTTACAAACATTTTGTATGGCTCCACCAAAAACAAATCTTCGTCAAAGATACGGTTATTTCGGAACACAAAATGGATTCTATTTAGAACAAGATGGAACTACAATTAATTTTGTAAAAAGATCTTCTGTCACGGGATCATTAGTTGAAACAAGAATCTTACAATCACAATGGAATTTAGATAAATTAGACGGGACTGGACCATCTAAATTAACACTAGATCTTACCAAGGCACAAATTTTATTTCACGATATAGAATGGCTCGGCGTGGGTTCTGTTAGAGTAGGATTTATAATTGAGGGCAAGATGATTCATTGTCATTCTTGGCATCATTCAAATATTATAACTTCAACTTATATGACCACTGCGTGTCTACCAGTACGAGCAGAAATTGAAAATACAGGTGCTACATCTGGGTCTAGTACACTTAAGATAATTTGTTCTTCTGTTATTTCTGAGGGTGGTTTTGAACCAAAGGGAAGACCAAGAGCTGTAAGTATTCCTGTTACTTCTCCAATTGATATTCCTACTGCTGGAACATTTGTTCCTATTATTTCAATCAGATTAAAAGACACAAGACAAGATGCTATAGTATTTCTTCGATCAGTTGTATTCTTTGGTGTTTCAAATAATACTTCATATAGATGGAAACTTGTATCAGGTCCTACATTGACTGGTGCAAGTTGGCAATCTGCAGGTACAGATTCTTCTGTTGAATATGACATATCAGCAACTGCTTTAACCGGTGGTGTTGATAATAGAATTGAATATCTAAACGTTTCTTCTGGTTCTGGCGCCGCTCTAAATCAAATTGAACCTTCGGATATATTTCGATATCAACTTGAACGAAATTCATTTTTAACTTCAGATAAAGGTATAATATTCACACTTGCTGCAACAGGTGCTGCCAACGGTAATGATGCAGTAGGTGCCATACAGTGGGAAGAAATTACTTAATTTATAAATATACAAAAATTTGGAGCTGATAATGAGTATTATAGACGAAAAAAGAGGACTATGGGATAATATTCATGCCAAGCGCAAGAGAATTGCTGCTGGTTCTGGTGAACGCATGCGTAAACCAGGTGAGAAAGGTGCGCCGACCGCAGCTGCATTAAAAGCAGCACAAGTAAAGGAAGATGCAGAGAAACATTCAAAAGACCCAAGAAATCCGGCTTCTCGATTTGATGCATCTGATGAACTTGTAAAGACTTACAAAGACGAAACACCTGGTCAATCTAAAAATCCATCCAAGACCTTAAAAGTTCTAAGAAAAGTTGTTGAAGAACTATTATATGAATGCAACGGTAATTGCACATGTGGTAAACAACCACCTGTTACTGAAGCTGAATACAAAGGCAGATCAGTGCCGCTTGGAAAGCCAATGAAAGGTGATGTCAAGAAGTCCAAAGTTTATGTCCGAAACGAAAAGGGAAATGTTGTCAAGGTAAACTTTGGCGATAAAAATATGACTATTAAGAAGAACATCCCTGCTCGTCGTAAGAGTTTTAGAGCACGTCATAATTGTGATAATCCTGGGCCTCGCACAAAAGCAAGATACTGGAGTTGTAGAGCATGGTAAAAAAGTTTTTTTATAAACTAAAATGTATTTTCATTTGTCGCCAGAGATGTTTAAAGGATTAAATTTATGTCAGAACTAGTTGAACAAATGAAAGTTGTTCTAGCAAGTACATTTGCTTTCTATCTCAAAACACACAACTTCCATTGGAATATTGAAGGCCCAGATTTTGTACAATATCACACATATCTGGGTGATCTATATGGCGAACTTTGGGGTGCTGTTGATACAATTGCAGAACATATTCGTATTTTAAATGCATATGCTCCTGGAAGTCTATCTAGATTTTCACAATTATCGGTTATTGATGATCAAATAAACATACCCAATTCATTAAAAATGTTTAAAGAACTTGAACTAGATAATAATAAAGTCAAAACAGAATTGGTCAAAGCTTATAATTTAGCTGAAAAAGCAAATGAACTTGGTCTTGCTAATTTTCTTCAGGACAGAATTGATATCCATGCAAAACATGGTTGGTTCCTAAAATCAATAGGGAAATCATGAAAGAAGCAGTAATTTCCCAAGGAAAAATTTTGGGTACCAAAGCTGATGCATTTCGTCAATCATCCAAATCAAAAGAAAGAGGATGGCATGATCACGGTATCGATGTTGGTGCAAGACGAAATGCAGCACATGAAAAAGCAGCAATAGAAAAAGATGCAGAGCGTAAAGCGGAAAAAGAAAAAGAAATAGCTAGACGTAAAAAAGAATCAGAAAAGAGAATCAATCAGATGGAAGAAACTGAATCTATTGGTACAAAAATAAGAACAAAGATTAAAAATGTCAGTCGTCCTGATGATCCAGAACCTACTTCAGGTAAGTCAAAATTATCAAAGACTACTGAAATTGTACGAAAGATCATTGATGAACATTTAATTTTATCTGAATCAGAACATCTGAAAGATTATAAAAAGTTATCTTCTTCTGATAGTTATGTTACATTTAAACATCCTCGTGGTGATACTTTAAGCATCAAAAAGGGTGGGTTTTTTCATGCAATTCATAAAGATTCAAGTGGAAAAAGTCAGTCATTTCATGATCAGATGAGTCTTTCATCTGCTTTAAATAAAGCTCACGGTGATAGACCTGCAGCTGCAACAAAAGCCAAAAGTAAACTATTAGATAAACCAAAATTAAGAAAATTATCTGATTACAAACCAGTAGAAAAACCACCAATCAAACATGGTTGGGTATCAACATTCAAGAAACAGGAGAAAGTATAATGTTCAGCGATAAGCGTTTTGGACTATCAGGCAGCTTAATCGCTGCTGTACATGGAGTTTTAATTGAAGAAAAAGATAAAGACTCGGTAGATGCAAAGAAGATAAAGGGTGGAAAGACCAAGGTTGATCTAGAACCAAAGACAGATGATGATACTAGAGACTATGATGATAAAAAGTCAATGAAGGAAGGTAAAGAACATACCACCCCAAAGACTGATAAGGAAAAGAAGTTAGCTTCTCTTGCTTCCCCTAAGGATAAGATCACACATAAAGATGTGCTGGTAGGTCGTGGTGTATTGGCTAAAGAAGAAAAAGCTTCAGATGATGAATGGGAAAAAGATTCTAAAGCTGTAAAAAAATCAACCGATCCTGAATTTGTGTCAAAGTTAATTAATAAATGGGGTAAACGTGGTGGGGCTTGGCTTCAACATCCTTCTTTTACAAAGAATTTAACTAAGGAAGAAGTCAAGCTTGATGAAGTTAAATTATCATCCGCAGAATTTACTAGTGGTGCTAGAAGAGCTGGAACCGGTTCTACCGAAGAATTAAAAAAATCAATGGATAAGAAAAGATCTGGCCCAGGGTCAGCTACTATTCGTAAATTAGATAAAGCTGAATTAAAACGTCGTTTAACTAAGGAAGAAGTCGACCTAGAATCATTGACTGAAGAAGACCTCGAAGAAGTACTGAAGAAGTCACAGCCGGCGGGTGAGTGGATCAAAGACTTTGTTCATTCCGACGACCCAAAGTTCGCTGGTAAGTCTAAGAAGCAGCGTATGCAAATGGCTCTCGGTGCTTATTATGCCAAGCAACACAATGAAGAAGTAGAAGAAATTGAAGAAGAGCAATTAGATGAACTAAAAAAATCAACTCTTGGTTCATATATCAAAAAAGCTGCCCAAGATAGAGGACATCTTGGTATTGATGTTGGCGCAGCAGGTGATACAAATTCTTCTCAAAGAAAAAAAGATCTACACAAAATGAAGAAGCGTATGATGGGTATTCATAGAGCTTCAGATCGACTTACTAAAGAAGAGCTAGAACGTATTGAAGCTATTGCACAATCTCTAGATGAAGATAAGCCAACTATAGTTTCTGCTCCGATCCGTGGTGCAAACCAAGATCAGTCTGGCGAGAACACAAAGAGCACATCTTCTGCTTATACCATTTCCGATTCAAAGAAGATGAAGAAAGAAGAAGTTGAACTGGATGAAGCTAAGCGTGGACGTCCAAAGAAGAATCCAACTCCAGATGATGAACAAGATGAACACGAACATGTTATTATGCAGCTTCGTAAGGTAGTTTCAACTCATGGTGCACTACCAGTTAAGCATCTAGATGGTAAATCCACAAAGATTACACCTCAATTGGCTCAACATGCTTTGAATAAACACACAGCAATGAAAACCGCTGCTGAAAAACAAGATTTCGAACAAAAACTACACAAGAGTCACGACTCCATGAAAAGTGCTCTTGGTCAATCATAAATAAAAGAAACTTTTCAAAGGAGATTTCACCATGCCATTATGGGGAAGAAATGACCAGGCAGTTACTGCCAATTCAACAACCACAAAGGAGTCCTCAAACGGGGCTCCGATTGGTACATATGCTTTAGTAAAAGCAGATCAGATTGCACGTGTAGACGGCGCAAATGCTCACTTTGGTAATACGTCACCAGGTTCAAGAGCAAATGTTGACGTTAGAATGTTCAATAACACCACACCAGGTGCATTCCTTAGAGGTCAAGCAGTCGGTGTTTTTGGTGCTGATGCAACAGAAACTGGTGTAAGCAATAATAAAGGTATTGCTCATGCTGGTTGGCTTGTTCGTAGAGCCGGTACCGGTTCACTTGTTACATTTACAATTAATTCATCTGCTACCGCTACTGGATATAACAATGCGGATATTATTAATGTAAGATCATTGCAAGCCGGTGGGAACGCAACTGTATCATTTGTGACAAACTCAACTGGTGGTAATTTGGTTTTCACCATTACCAATGCTGGTGCAGGTTTTACAAATGTAACTATTCCAACCTCTAATATTTCTATCACAAATTCAACTGGTGGCACAGCTGCTGGTAATACTACTGTATCAAATTTCATTGCTACAGCAGGTGGTAGAGCCGGTAGAGTACATTTTGAAACTCTAGTTGCCATGGGTAGCCTAGGTGCTCAAACCGCACCTTACGGAACACCAGCTCTAGTGGCTGATGCTTCTGACGATACTATTCTTCCAGACTCCTAATAGTTGATATCATATAATGGCAAACGACGCAAAGAAGATTTCTGAACTTGCCGTCACCACTACTCTGTCTACAAATGATAGAGTAGTGGTACTCGTGAACCCATCAACAACTGCAAATGTTAAAACGATTACAACTTCTAACTTTGCAAATAGTGTTGCGGCTAAACTGATATCAAATTCGGTACCCGCTAGCAATACTTCAAATGGTATACCTGGTCAGATAGCATATAGCAATAGTTATATTTTTGTGTGTGTTGCTAATAATACCTGGGGAAGAGCACAACTTACTCTATCTTGGTAATGATTAAAGAACGCCTCACAGAAGATAATTTTTTAGTCTATTGCGCTAAGATTTATGATAATCCTCAGATGTTAAAGTCTGAGGAATTTCTTGAAGATCTTGACCGTATAAAGTATATCAAAAAACTTATAACAAGATATACTGAATCTAAAGATATAAAAGAAAGATTAATACTAAATCATATTATAACACTACATAATTGTTTTGGGTATTATCTAGCAAAAATTCTTTATTTAAAGATGAAGAAACAATTTCAGTTTGTAAAACCGTTTCTTGTTTTGATCGAGGCTATGCCTCCTGTGATATATAATGTTGGTGATGATGACATAGTATATACTGATACAATTCCTATGGATATAAATATTATAAAAGCTCTTAGAAAGATTAACAATGAAGGTTAAAGAACAAGTAGCAGCGGTTGCAACTAATACAGCAGGTTCTGGTGCTATAGCTGGAATTGGGGTCGGACCTCAAGGTGAACCCGGTGTTAAAAAGAAACTACGTAAAATTGTTCTTACCAAAACCCCATTGAAACGATTAACTCCAACAAGCAGGTAAAGAACATGGCGCCTACAGACGATCAAAGATTTGATAAAATTGAAGAAGCTATATCAAAGCTATCATCTGTGGCTGCAGATGTGTCTAAAATGCTGGCTGTTCACGATCAAAGACTTATACAACAAGAAAAATTATCAGATAATATCAGCACTCAACTTGAAAAAAGAAAAGAAGAAGTTGATAAAAAATTTGATTTAGTTTACGAAACAATTAAATCTGGCGATGAATCAATAAAACAAGAAATTAAAAAAATTGTTGAATTTCGTGATAAGCAGATTGATGAGTCAAATAAAAAAATTTCAAAACTAGAAAGATGGCAGTGGTTGGTCATGGGTGGATCGGCCACAATTGGTTATCTTATCCATTTAGGTTTGAACGCAATAAAAATCGTACAATAGGGTTGACATTTTTTCCATCATTGGTATAATGGTTAGTGACACAATAATGATGGAATATAAATTATGTTATGGCTTGAACAAAAATATATTGGTCTTCTATCAAATCGACTAAGGAACTTCAAAAGGAAGTCCTCTGGTTTATATAATTTCTCTTGTCCGCTCTGCAATGATTCTGAGACTGACAAGCGGAAAGCCAGAGGTTATATCTATGAAAAGCAAGGTAAAACTTTATTTCATTGCCACAATTGTGGTATTACACATGGTTTTGAAAAATTTTTACATAAACTCGATGAATCGCTTTTCAACGAATATTCACTAGAAAAATTAAAGGATTCAAAATCTCCACAACAAGTTGACTTAGAGCAATTTGTTGCAAAGATGAAGAAACCAAACTTTATGAAAACAGAACCTTTAAAGGGACTGCGTAAAGTTAGTCAGCTTGATCCAGACGATCCAGTGAAACTTCTAGTAACTAAACGTAAACTTCCAAATCCCTATCATGCAAAAATGTTTAAGGTTCCTAGGTTCTTTTCTTGGGTGAATACGTTCATTCCAGAGAAGTTTGATGATGAATCCCTTCTCTATGATGAACCAAGACTTCTTATTCCATTCTTAAATAAGAATGGTGAAATGCATGCTTTCCAGGGTAGATCTTTAGATCCAAAATCTAGTACGAAGTACATTACAATTGTTCTAGATGAAAGTCAACCAAAAGTTTATGGATTGGATACAGTTGATACCTCAAAAAAGACTTACGTGTTTGAGGGCCCAATTGATTCTCAATTTATTCCAAATTCCATTGCAACTGCGGGTGGTGACCTAGTTTCTGGTTTAAATGCATTCGATAAGAAGAATTTGATTGTTATCTATGATAATGAACCAAGGAGTAGAGATACAGTAAAAAAGATTGACAAGGCTATTCTGAATGGTTATAATGTTTGTATATGGCCATCTAATTTAGATCCAAAAGATGTAAATGATATGGTTCTATCTGGTCTAAGTACAGATTTTATTAGGTATATCATTGATACTCACACATTTCGTGATCTCAGGGCAAAGATGGAATTAAATAATTGGAAAAAAGTCGCCGTTTAAAATGTGATGCCTGTTCTAGCACAGGAGTGATGCACTACGATGAACATCATGGTACTTGGTGTAAAAAATGCTGTCTTCACGAAGATGGTTATTGGCAAGTTACATCGGAGCATTTTGGTGAACATCTGATTGGTCAATGGCTTTGTAAGAAATGTGGGTGGATTAGAAAGGGTTTAAATTATGGGGATTGATACTTACTTTTATACAATTTTTGGTGTAAAGACAGAATGGGATGATGCACTCTATGAGGATTATGATCCTGTTTATGATGATAAAGACACACCATGGGTTCTGATTGATGGAATGAGTGGTAAATATTTTATTTTTGGTATTCCACTATTTCAATCTGGTAATCTTAGGTGGGGATTTGATGATGGAGATTTCTACAAAGAAATTAATTTAGATAATCTTGAACAACTTGAAGCCAAATATCGAGAAGATTTTAGCAAAAAGTTTCCATCTCACACCCATGTTCTGGGAACAGAGCCTTTTAAACTAATTAGTCTAATTCATTTTTCATAAGGATATATCATGAACTCCTTGAGTCTATTGATCTACTTTGCCGGTGTTGTTGGTAATATTAGTGCTGTACTATCATTAGCAGCAGCATTACTAATTGTTGCCACAATCGGCAGTCTTATTTTTTGGG